CTCGGTGGGTCGACCGAACAACTAACTTTTCTTTTTTCTGACATCAGAGGATTTACACCGATTTCAGAAAAATATCAAAAAAATCCACAAGGACTTACGAGCCTCATTAATCGTTTCCTTGACAATCAGACTGAGATTATTCTCAAGCATGGAGGTACAATTGATAAGTATATGGGAGATTGCATCATGGCTTTTTGGGGAGCTCCGCTTCCTGACGAGAACCATATAGAGAATGCAACAAAAGCAGCTATAGATATGAGAATAGCTTTAGAGGAATTAAATGAAACACTTCGAGAAGAGGGCCTTGATGAAATTAATACAGGCGCTGGGATCAATTCCGGGCCGTGCGTGGTGGGTAACTTTGGTAGTACTACACGCTTTGACTACAGTGTTCTCGGCGATGCTGTTAATCTGGCTGCTAGGCTAGAATCAAGTTGCAAGAACTATGATGCAGACCTAATCATATCTGAGCACAGTTTAGTAGATGGTTATGAGTATGAGTTTCTAGACGAGGTAACTGTAAAAGGTAAGTCGGAACCAGTTAAAATCTATACCATACGAAAATAGTACTTGACACCAGGTATAATTTTTGATATAATTTGGATAAAGATGTGGAAACTTCCACAAGCAAAAGGGGATAACATGCAGGAAATCGAGCAGGTAGCTGCGGCACTTGAAAAACACGAAGCTATTTGTGCAGAACGCTGGAAAACAGTATTTAATAATTTACAGACTATGGAGAAAGGAGCGGAGAAGAGATTTAATGGAATCGATGAGCAAACTTCTAAAATAGAAACTATAATATTATCAAGTGCAGGGTTTCTGATTGTTACTTTAGCAGGTATTGTTGGCACTATGCTTTCAATGCATTAGGAGATAATTATGGAAATGAATTACAGTAAAAAAGATATAACAAAAGCACCTAAGATGAAAAAGGTGGTTAAACAAGAAGTACCAGAAGGATGGGAACTTTATGAAAAAAGAGGAATGTGGCATCTTGTAGGAGCTACACATGAAATATTTACAACAAAACAGAAGGCAATAGAATGGCTAACCAAATAAAAGACGCATTAGAAAGCGCAGTGGAGAAAGATAATGAGTCTCCAGAACTTTCAGCAAGAGTAAAGAAACTCCTAGCAAGAAAGAAGAACTTAAAAAGAAGAACACACAACCCAAAGCGTATTTTCCGTGATAAGTAAAGAGCAGTTAGAAAAAGAATATATTTGGGTTCATGAGAATACTACTACAATGAGTGGTAGAACAACTATAAAGAATAAAGAAAAAATACATGAGGTTATTAAAAGAGTAAATCCTTACAATGTATTAGACTACGGATGTGGTAAAGGTTGGCAGTATACAAGAGAGAAAGTCCACAAAGAGTGGGGTATACCAATGCCAAAGCTTTATGACCCGTATATGAAGGAGTATGCAAAGTTACCGGGAGTTAGTTCAAAGTACTTTGACTTAGTACTCTGTGTAGATGTCATGGAGCATATACTACCAGAGGAAGTAGATACAGTACTACATGAGATTTTCTTTTTAGGAAATTTCTCTTACTTTCATATTGATACTAAACCAGCAATTAAAAAGTTTAGTGATGGTACTAACTTTCATGTTAGTATACACTCACAAGATTGGTGGGTTAATAAACTAAATGAGTATGGAACGAATTACCACGCAGACTTCGACTAAAAAGACACACGAAGAACGACTAAAGATATGTCAGAAGTGTCCAAACTATAGTAAGTTTTGGAAGACTTGTAAGATATGTCATTGTTTTATGCCCCTCAAAACTAAACTAAGATGGGCTGAGTGTCCAGACGAGCCACCTCGTTGGACTTAGGAGAAAGAAATGCCATATGGAAAAGGAACTTATGGTTCCAGGGTCGGACGGCCCAAAAAGAAAAAGAAAAGAGGCAAGAAGAAGAAAAAGTAACCAAAGTTTAACCTGAGGAGGTGATCAAAGTTTAGGACTGGATGACCTTATACTAAGCTAAAGAGCATGATATTATATCATGACACGGAAAAATATCGAGGGGTCTCCAGTCCGCCCTTAACTAAAATTATGCAGAAAACACCATACGAAATATCAAGAACATACTACTACGATAATGCAGTCCCAAATGACAGGGAAGTGCCCGTATATTATGGCAGTGTATTTTCAAGAAAAGGCAACACTAGATTCTTTAAAAAAGATACTTGGGAAAGACTAGAAAACGAAGGCAGAGATAACTTTGGAGTTATCGGATTACAACCCTTCTGTATCTGGGCAGATGCACACACAATAAGCGTTCAAGATGAAGTAATTACGATCACTCGAGACGCAACTAATAGTGTACGAAAATTCCAATATGGATTAGATAAGTTTAATACTATCTGCGTTAAAAATTTAGAAGAAGCAAGAAAATTAGAAAACAACAGCGCTGACTTTGGAGGCTTGTACTGTGTAGATTTCAGTACTAAAAACCTTTATAGATATACTGTAAAAATCGGAAACAAAACTAGACTCGAGAGGATCTTGAATACTTATGTAACTGGACTACCTTGGTTTTATAGCCATAGTGGTGTGGTAAATAAGAACGGCATTTGGCGAGGTGACTTAAACACGTTAAATGACAATCCAAGTGGCCAAGGCTACTAGGACGCGTATACATCGCAAGGAGTACTTTTTAGTACGATAGGAGATAAGTATGTTAGGATTCTTTGAATGGTTAACAGCTTGGATAGCAGTATTACCGACAGTGGTAATGATCTGTTCTCTGATAGCAGCTTTGACTCCAACCCCTATAGACGACGGTTGGATGAAGAAAGTCTACAAGCTAGTAGACTGGTTTGCCTTAAATGTTGGTAAAGCTAAAGACAAATAACATTTCGGGGGTATAGTGGGCTGAAACGCCCACTATGCATTGAGGAGATTCAATGGCAAGAAAAAGAAAGAAGGCCGCTAAGAAGCGACCAGTACCTACAAACCCTACTCTTTACGCTAGAGTAAAAGCACAAGCAAAGAGAAAGTTTAAGGTATACCCATCAGCATATGCTAATGGATGGCTAGTAAAAACTTACAAAGCCAAAGGCGGAAGGTATCGTATGGGTACTGGACGTAAGAGAAAGTAATGGCAAAGCCCAAAGGTGGATTAACTAAATGGTTTAAAGAAGGATGGGTAGACATCTCTCGTAAGAGAAAAGGTGGCGGACATCCTCCGTGCGGAAGAAAATCTGCACGAGGCAAGGGAGGTTATCCCAAGTGTGTACCAGCTAGTAAAGCCCGTAGAATGACTTCGGCGCAGAAACGGTCTGCAGTAACACGAAAAAGAAAAGCAGGTAATCCTGGTGGAAAGCCAAGAAACGTATCTACTTTTGTAAAGAGAAAAAGAAGAACAACTAGAAGGAAAAAACGATGAAATACTATCAAGTAACAACACCACCTAGAATAGTACCAAATGTACTAACAAAAGAACAGTGTGAAAAAATTATTGCATCTGGTAGTAATTATGTAGTAGATGAACTCAGAAGAGACTTACAAAAACAAGACCAGTTTTCAGACAAAGAAACAATACTTAGTAGAACAGAAGGCAGAGGAGTACTAGAAAAGTTTCGTAAGATTAAATTTTCAGAGATAGACCCTGTGTTTGATACATGGGAAGGTAACCCTGTCTATACATGTAAACTTATTAAGTATGAGACTGGAGACCACGTTTCGGCGCACAGAGATTCCCAATGGATGTGTCTGAGCAATTACTGGAAACCAAACACAAATTTAAAATCAGAGAAAGTAGTAGTAATACCACTAAATGATGATTACGAAGGAGGAGATTTTATTGCAGATGGCAATACAATACCTCAAGAAGTGGGGTGTGCAATCGAACTACATTGCGATCCTTTTTCACCAGAGACTAGTCCAGTTCATGGTGTTACAAAAATAACAAAAGGAACAAGATATTCACTAGTATCTTGGAGCTTTTCATAGGACAAAAATTAAAAAGGAGAAAGTAAGATGAACAATCGTGCACTTGACCAGAAGTTTGAAATGACACAAAGGTTAGCACAGATTGAGATATCAGTAGCGGCTCTTATAATAAGAAGACGCAGAACACTTACTACTCTCATAAAACTGAAAAACTACGCTACTATGAAGGAGTGTGATTTTCGAGATAAGCAATTGAAAAAGCTTATAGGAGACAAAAATGGCTAGAACAGGATCATTTTTAAGCGGACCTACTGGAGTACATTCTACTCAAAAGATTCGTAAACACAAATTAAAGAGAGGTGTCACTAGAGACATGAACTCAGCTGCAGGTGCTGTTGTAAACAGTAGAAAAGCTGGTAGTATGGAAGCTCTCAGATATGCCGCAGGAAGCAAAGCAGTTGGACCAAGATTTGGTAAGACTACTAGCCCTAAGCGAGCAAAATTTAGTAAGAAAGGAGCAGGCAAGATACTTCGTAAAAGGAGATAATCATGCCACGTAAGCGCGACCCTAGACTAAAAAGAGCAGGTGTAAGTGGATTCAATAAGCCCAAACGAACACCTGGACATCGTACTAAGTCACACATTGTAGTGGCAAAGTCAGGTGGCAAAATTAAAACTATACGTTTCGGACAAAAAGGAGCTAAGACAGCAGGGAAACCCAAAGCTGGAGAGTCTCGTAGAATGAAAATGAAACGTAAAAGTTTTAAAGCTAGACATAGAAAGAATATTGCCCGAGGCAAGATGTCAGCAGCTTATTGGGCAAATAAAGTTAAATGGTAAAAAAGGAGATAATATGGGATTACCCACAATTGACGGAAGAAAGATATGGTTAGACGAGAGTCAAGTCCATGCCTCTAAATTTTTAAATAAAATGATGGATATGCAAGACAAACGCAGTCTATCGTTAGCAGAGAAAAATTTAAAACAGATGTCAGCCTCCTTTTTATACCTTTACAATAAGTGTCAAGAAGCAGGACTTTTTGACGACGAAGACGAATTATTTGAATTTTTTAACGAGACTATACATTGATAACATTAAGCAGAAAGGATATACTCAGTACTGAGTTGATGTCCTTTGACGAAAATAAGTTCATAAAACTACCTATTGATGGGTATATGGACTTACTTGGAATCAATCCAAATACTTCTCAAACAGCATTAATCAATGCTATCAACAACCCCAAATACCGTTTTGTTTGTGCTGCGATTTCTCGTAGGCAAGGTAAAACTTATATTGCAAACATAATAGGTCAATTAATCACTTTAGTACCTGGTTCTAATGTACTATTGATGTCCCCCAACTATTCATTGTCTCAAATTTCTTTTGAACTGCAAAGACAATTGATTAAGCACTTCGATTTAGAAGTTACTAGAGATAATGCAAAAGATAAAGTTATTGAGCTTTCAAACGGCTCTACAATACGTATGGGTTCTGTTAACCAAGTCGATTCAGTGGTGGGTAGAAGCTATGATCTCATCATATTCGACGAAGCAGCCCTTGTTGACGGCAAGGATGCTTTCAATGTTGCGCTCAGGCCCACACTAGATAAAGCAAACTCTAAAGCAATCTTTATATCTACTCCAAGGGGAAGAAATAACTGGTTTGCAGAGTTTTGGCACAGAGGATTCAGCGAGGAGTTCCCAGAATGGGCATCAGTTAGAGCAACTTACCACGAAAACCCACGACTATCCGAATCAGATATAACAGAAGCTAAAAGAACTATGTCAGAAGCTGAGTTTAACCAAGAGTATATGGCTGACTTCAATGTATTTGAAGGACAAGTATGGGCATTTGACCATGAAACTCAAATTATGGACTTATCAGAGATAGAAACTGGAAGAATGGACATATTTGCAGGAATGGACGTAGGATATAAAGACCCTACCGCATTCTGTGTTATAGCATATGACTGGGATGCAGAAAAATTCTATTTAGTAGATGAATATTTAGACTCAGAAAGGACTACAGAGCAACATGCTATTGAAATCCAGAAACTTATTCAAAAATGGAATATAGATTATATCTACATTGATTCTGCAGCTCAACAAACACGATTCGATTTTGCACAAAACTATGATATTTCTACAATTAATGCCAAAAAGTCAGTACTAGATGGTATAGGATGTGTAGCTACCGTAGTAGATAACAATAAATTATTCGTGCATCAATCATGTAAAGAGTCCCTGTTGTGTTTAGATCAGTATCAGTGGGATCCTAATCCTAATTTATTAAGAGAAAAACCTAAACATAACTATGCTTCTCACATGGCGGACGCGTTACGATATGCAATATATTCGTTTGAAACAAGCGCCACTACATTCTAATTATACCTATCAAAAATAGTTCTTGACATGAGTTTAAAATTACGATATAATTCTATTATACGAGTAGGTTTATGACTTTAAGAAGAGATTTAGTTAAATATGTTCGTGACAAGGCCAAGTCTAAATATAATAAAGGAACGGATTGTTACATTTGCGGAAGTACAGAGAATCTGGACTTTCATCACTACAACGGATTAACTGAGTTACTAGAATGGTGGATGAAAAAACAAAACATCACCATAGAAACTGAAGAAGAAATACTAGCACTTCGTGAAATTTTCATAAAAGAAAATTATGACGAAGTTTATAATCAAGCTGTTACTTTATGTCATATGCATCACATGAGATTGCATAATATATACGGAAAACGACCCAAATTAATGACAGCAACAAGACAACAGAAATGGGTGGAGATACAGAGAGATAAATATGGCATGGTATGATAGATTTATAGGCAGAAGCGAAGAGGTTAAAGAAAACCCTGCGCAGTATGTTATATCTCGTGACCAAGGAATGACCGTTGATAGTCGCGAAAGAATCCATACTTATAGAAATGCTTACGAACAATTAGAAGTAGTAAATAGAGCAGTCAACATGATCGTGGATGATTCTGCTGAAGTACCTTACGATGTTGGTGAGAAGATTCAAGGCATAACACCTGTTAAGAAAGAGATTAGAAGAACTAGAGTTGACCTACTGTTAAACAAAGAACCAAATCCATTTCAAGACGTAAGCACATTTAAAAGAAATCTTTTGATAGACTTACTAATTGATGGAAATATATTTGTTTACTTTGATGGTAGACATCTTTATCATCTTCCAGCAGAGCATGTAACTATACACACTGATGATAAAACATATGTAGAAAGATATTCATATGATAACACAATAGATTACAGCCCTTCAGAAATTATACATATTAAAGAAAATAGTTTTAATTCTATTTATAGAGGAGTACCTAGACTCAAACCAGCGCTAAGAACTATGCAGTTATTAGCCAGTATGAGAAACTTTCAGGATAACTTCTTTAAAAACGGAGCAGTACCAGGATTGGTACTAAAGTCACCAAACACTCTTTCTGAGAAAATCAAAGAAAGAATGTTACAGGCTTGGGTTGCTAGATACAATCCTCAGTCAGGTGGGAGAAGACCATTGTTTTTAGACGGTGGTTTAGAAGTGGAAAACTTAACGGAAATTAATTTTAAGAATTTAGACTTTCAAGAAGGCATAGCCTCTAATGAAAAGATTATTCTTGAAGCGTTAGGCATACCACCAATCTTGATGGATAGTGGCAATAATGCTAACATTAGGCCAAATCACAGATTGTATTATTTAGAAACCATACTACCAATCACAAATAAGATTAAGTATGCTTTCGAGAGATACTTCGGTTTCAAACTTGATGAAAATATCGCAGGTATTCCTGCTTTACAGCCAGAGTTGAGAGACCAAGCAAGTTACTTTGCTACTCTTGTTAATTCTGGTATAATGACACCGAACGAAGCAAGGGAGGCACTAAGACTTGAAGAAATCACAGGATTTGATCAGCCAAGAGTTCCTGCAAATATCGCAGGTTCAGCCTCAAATCCAGAAGAAGGCGGGAGACCTGCAGAGGCCGCGCCAAGCGAGGAAGAATAATTATGACAAAAGACATGATGGTAAAGGCTTTATCCGATTTCATAGCCAGCAAAGGCGTTGAAACTATGGATTTAGCTACATATAAAAGTTTTGGTAATGATGTACCTGTAAAAGACTATTTGCTTAAAAGAGCATTTGGATCTTGGAACAGAGTTTTATCTGTACTAAAAAATCGATATCCTGTCCAAGTAGTAGTGAAAGAAGCACCTAAGAAGGTAGCTCCTAAGAAAAAAGTAACTGCTAAAAAGGAAGTTAAAGATGTCAAAAAGTAACGAAAAGATATATCAATGGACTAGCACTTTTAAATCATTAGGTGAAACTGATGATGGTGGAATTAATATTAAAGGTTCTGCAAGTACAAATGGACTAGATAGAGCTGGTGATATTATCGAAAGCGAAGCGTGGATGAAAGGTGGATTGGAAAACTTTAAAGGTAATCCAATTATTCTTTTTAACCATGACTATAATAAACCAATCGGCAGAGCCACTGGTTTAGAAGTGACCGATAAAGGCTTGGAAATATCTGCAAAGATATCAAAAGCAGCAGGTGATATAACCCAATTAGTTAAAGATGGTGTCCTCGGAGCATTTTCAGTAGGATTCAGATGTAAAGACTCTGAATATATGACTGATACCGATGGGTACAAAATAAAAGACGCGGAACTATTTGAAGTGTCTGTAGTGTCAGTGCCTTGCAATCAAGGGGCAACCTTTGGATTAGCAAAGTCATTTGACAGTATGGAACAATACAGAGAGTACCAAAAACAAATTTTACAGGCTAACTCAACCGCAGCAGCAGACGCTGTTAAAATTGAGCAGCCAAGCGAGGAGAAATCCTCATCAACGGAGACTGATATGTCAGAAGAGAAGAAATCTCCTGAAACTTCAATCGACCTTGAAGCATTTGCAAAAAAAGTAGCAGAAGATACTGCGACTAAGATTGCGATGAAGCAAGCCGAAGCAAAGGCAGCAGAAGAAGCTAAACAACAAGAAGCAATTCAAGTTGAAGCCGACGAAAAAGCTGTTCAAGAAGCTAAACAGGAAGAAACAAAAACTATAGTGGAAGCTGGTTTGACAGGAGCTGAAAGGCTAATGAACGACTTAGAAGCTAGAGTTAACGAAAAAAATGAAGACTTGAAAACAGTAGTCGATAGCCTAGAAAAACAACTAGCAGAAAAATCAGAGGAAATCATGAGTATTCGTGAATCCAAAAGAACTTTCGCTAAAGGTTCAGGCGGCGACTGGAAGAAAGACTTTGAAAACGAGATTATTGATGCAAAATTTGCTGGTTTAGCGACTGGTAAAGGATGGAACAGTGATTATTCAAAAGGTTTAATGGAAAAGGTAAATGAGCACTCAGGTACTCAAGTATCTTCTGTTGACTTTGAGCAAATCGTTTCAACAAACATTGAAAGAGATATTCAAAATGAATTAGTCTTAGCACCTCTATTTAGAGAAATTGCTATGACTTCTGCTAACATGATTATCCCAATCTTACCAGATGCTGGTTACGCTGAATTTACAGGCAACCAAGCAGCTACTGGAAGTTCACCTCATGGTAACTTACAAGCAAGAGGGGCAGCTTATAACCCTGGTTCAGCAGCAGGTGTAAACCTAACTGAAAGAACTCTTTCAACCAAAAAACTTATCTCACAATCATACTTAGGTAATGAGACTGAAGAAGATGCAATTTTACCAATACTACCTTTAATTAGAGAGTCAATGGTAAGAGCACATGCAAGAGGTATCGAAAATGCCATCTTAGCAGGTGACGATGCTGACGGTGTATATGGTACATCACAAGCAACTTTTGAAGGTCTTCTACACTTAGCGAGAAATGACAGTGACTATACTCAATCATCAACTGCTTTTGCAAGTGATAAGATTACAGCACTTGATCTTCTTGAAATGAGAAAGAACATGGGTAAATATGGTATTAATCCTAGTGAAGTAGTATACATTGTTTCACAAAGATCATACTACGAACTATTAGAAGATGCAGAGTTCCAAGACGCTAACCTAGTTGGCGACATGGCTACTAAACTCAATGGTGAAATTGGTCAAGTATTCGGTTCAAGAGTACTAATGTGTGACGAATTTGCTACACCAGCAGTCGCTAAGTTCGGAGCTATAGCAGTTAATCCAAGGAATTTTGTAATGCCTAGATTAAGAGGTGTTACAATTGAATCAGACTACGAAGTAGCAGCACAAAGAAGAGTCCTAGTGGCTTCTCAAAGACTCGGGTTTACCGATCTTATTGATGGTGCAACTTCTAAGTGGGGTTGGATGTACAGCGCTAGCTAATATTTAGCTAATTACGGTTTTGGTGGGTTACCTATAACCCACCCTTTTTAATTATGGCAGACTTAATAACAGTAAACGAATATAAAGACGCAGAAGGCCTTCGAGGAGAGAAGGACGATGATCGTTTAGCTGTTATAGTACCTCAGGTATCTGATTTAGTTAAGAAGTATTGTGGAATATCATTTGTAGATTATTTTAGTACAAATAAAGTAGAAATTTTTAACATTGACGACACGCACACAAGCACCATAATTATGAGTGAAAGTCCGTTAGTCACAGTTGATAGTGTAGAAGAAAGAACAACTTACGCAGAAGCATACCAGACTCTAACAACAGCTAAGTACCAGTACTATGTTGATTCAGAGAGTGATGCAATAGTAAGAACTAATGAACAAGGAGCACGTATAGCGTGGGCAAAAGGGCTAGGAGCAGTAAAGATAACATATAATGCTGGTTATGCCTCCACTCCAAAAGATTTACAACTAGCACTATTCGACTTAGTAAACTATTACATAAGAGACGAGCATAAAGAAAGAAGAACATAGGTGGCGCTTCAACGCAGAATCCAAGGAACTTCAGGAATCAGAGAAAGTTCAGATTTTCCAGACCATATAAAAAGAGTACTGGATTTGTATAGAGTGGTTATTTAATGAAGACGGACGTACAAAATAAGCTTGATGAGTTAATTGGCGAGAGAATTAAAAAAATATCTAGAAAAGAACTAAGTAAAAATAAAGTAGAACAAATAATTTTTAGAAGAGAATTAGTTATAGAATACGTAAATGAAGTAAAGCATATAACAGGTTCCACTGTATCAACAGCAAAAGGGTACAGAACATTTACAAAAGGCATTAGAAACTATATAAGAGGTACCGCAGGTTCAACAGGCGGAGGTGGTGCAAGTCACGCAATTACTATTGAAAAGAATAGTTTAGTAATTACAAACTTAGCAAAAGTAGCTGGTTTTGAGCAAAAGGGAGCAATATCAAAAGCTATTACACAAGCCAAAAGAGACTTAATAAAAGTACTTACAGGCACTATGGCTCTTAGCCCGGCTGATGAGACTAGAATTTTAAATGCTGCAGACGGACATCATGGAGATGTAATTATTTCAGGTAAGAAAAGTACTCTGGGAGTTGTACAAGCACACAAAGGAATCACAGATTTAATGAGTGAAGGGGCTGTACCCAGAAAAGAAGCTACAATGTCTATTGAGGATATGGTAGCTGATATGGCAGCTTATAATCAAGATACTGATTGGAGTAAAATATACGACATTGGATTAAATAGTCTAGCAGATTGGCTAGAAGTACAAATGGGATGGAATCAAAAACCTGGAGATTTAGTTTTTAAGAAAATAATTCCTAAATCTAGACAAATAGGACAAAAAATAGAATGGTCTCGTAATGTAGTTGCTGTAACCCCTGAAATACAGATAGTATTTGGACTATCTCCAATAGGAAGAAAAGCAGAGTATAGAGAAGCCATGAGGAACTGGGATGCAGGTGGCTCAGGCGGATTAGCAGATACTATTAATACCCAAATGGGTATAATTATTGAAAGAATAGCAAAAGCTATAGATTTATGGGGTGTTAAACGTGCTTATGATTTAACGAATCTAGGAGGAAGTCCATCACCGATAGATGTTACTAAGACAGTAGTGCCTAGAATGGTAGTTGGCGCTTTATTTAACCATATTACTAAAGCAGATATGAGACTTAAAGTAAATAAAGCACTATTTAGCAAAAATCAAGGAATGACTAGTAATAAGGTTACGAAAAACGTAAAAACTGGAAAAGGTTTAAAAGGGGTTAAAAGAAGTACAGGAGTTGGAAAAGCTAAAACATCGAGAGGAAAGAGTCACGTAGAACAAGTAGCAGGAACAAATCCAATGGCTCTAAAAGCATTACTTAATGAAGTATTACCAGCACAAGTTGCCCTCAATATGCAATCACCTGCACTAAGATTTAGAACAGGTAGATTTGCAAATAGTGTAAGAGTGAATAATGTAGTGCAAGGTCCAAAAGGAGGTAACACAATGATAGAAACTAGTTACCGAAACGACCCTTATGAGACTTTTGCAACAGGAGGAAAAATGTATACTCCACAAAGAGACCCTGATAGATTAATAAGAAAGTCAGTAAGACAGGTAGCCACTGGAATGTTAGGCGGTAAATTTGGAGTAAGAGTACTATAATGGAAACGGCACTAGCAAGGAAACATACCACGCGTAGACGAGCCATAGTAGAAGCACTAGCAATAGAGCTAGAACAAATTAACGGAATGCAACCTTTCAGAACAGCAGTCTCAACCGTAGAAAGAAGACTAAAGTTCTGGGATGAAGTAGTAGAATTTCCTGCAATACATATAGGAGCAGGAACAGAAACTCGCGAATATGATGGAGGCGGGTTTAGATTTAGATTTTTAAGAATAACGATTCGATGTTACGTTTCAGATGACAATGATGTCATTGAAGCACTCGAAGAGTTGTTAGAAGATGTTGAAACAGTACTAGAGGATAAAGATCCCTTAACGTATTACGATTCGACAGGAGCATCTCACTCTACAGTACAGACAACAATCGGTACAGTAGACACAGATGAAGGAGTACTCGAACCTCTTGGTGTAGGAGAAATCACCTTAGAGATTCGATATTAAATAGGAGAAAAGAATGGCATTTTTCTTTAGTAGAGATACCAAAGTATTTATGACCCACAGCCTAGATGGAACGAGCGCTAAAACAGCTCTTTATGAGATACCTGTTTTAGATGGTTTTTCTTTCAGTCAAGGGACAAATACTTCAGAGGTTACTCTGAACGAAGCAGCCACCAGTGCTGGATATTCTAAAAGAGGTCGAGCAATGTTTACGGACTCTTTTGCCCCAGCAGAATGGTCGTTTTCAACCTACATGAGACCTACTACATCAGGAAGTGCAGCACCTAGTGCAGCAACTGATGGTGTTACTAATGGTCAACATGCTGGAAACGCTAAAAAATTCGCAGTAGAAGGGCCTTTATGGTCTGCTATGTCTGCGAAAGACTATGACAAAGGAGCAGGACAGAATTCTGCAGGAACTATGACTGATTACGAGCCAAATGTTTTTAACTTTGCGAATTCTAATCAGGTCACTCTTGGAGTATTTGATTTGTTCTTTGTACTAGGAGCGTCTAAGGATAGTGAAGGTAATACTTACACTACAGGTACAGACGGTGTAACCGTTTATAAAGTAGCAGACTGTTCTATTGGATCAGCTTCTGTAGACTTTGACATTGAAGGATTAGCACAAATTGCTTGGTCTGGAAATGGTAAATCTGTAGAAGAAGTAGCAACTCTAGAAACTAGAGCTACTGATTCAGGTAATAGTGTAACTGGAACTACCACTTTAGGTATAGTAAACGAAGGCATAAGTTCATCAAGTAACTTTATAAGACAAAAATTAACAGACTTAGCAATTAGCTTTGATGTATCAGAATCAACAGGTACATTAGGCGCATTGGCAGTTGATGGAACAAACGATGTAACCTACGGGGTAACATTAACAGGTGGTAATATTACAATTGAAAATAATCTTACTTATCTAACACCAGAAACATTAGGTACAGTTAATCTTCCATTAGGACATGTAATGGGAACAAGGTCAGTTTCAGGTAACTTCACGTGTTATCTAAATGACACAGCAAATGGGTCATTAGACTTATTTGAAAGACTACAAGAGTCTAGAGGCGTAATTACTAATGCGTTTGATTTAAACTTTGGCATCGGTGGAAGTGGCAACACTCCAAGATGTAATATAGAAGTTGAAAAAGCACATTTAGAATTACCAGCCCACAGCTTTGAAGATGTAGTATCAGTAGACGTGGCTTTCCACGGACTAGCAACTGATTTATCATCATCAACAGCTGCAAACGCGACAAACGAAGTTAAAGTAACTTACACGTCGTAATAAAAACAAACTCGGGAGGGCTTCGGCTCTCCCACTTTATTAGGAATAAAAATGACGGAAGAAAAAAGTAAACAACCAGTATCGCTTAAGAGTTTATTAACTCCAAGCAAAACAGTTGATATAGATTACCCAGGATATGCAGATTTCACAGTATCTCTTTGCTACTTAAGTAGAGAAGAACTTGTCAAACTAAGAAATAAGTGTTTAAAGCAAAAGTTTAATAAAAAGACTAGAGCCTTTGAAGATACGCTAGATGAAGATCTGTTCATGGTAGAATATGTCTCAGCGATAATAAAAGGTTGGAATGGATTAAAGTACAAGTACCTAGAAGAGTTTCTATTGGTGGATGTATCTCAACTAAATCTAGAAGATGAACTTGAATACACACAAGATAACGCTGAATTATTAATGAGAAATTCAGGCGATTTTGACCAATGGGTAACTGATACTGTAGGAGATCTGGAAAATTTTACGCAGAGCAAGTAGAACAAATACTTGCACTAATTAAGAGAACTTTCGTAGACCAGGGCATAGATGTTGATAAATATCTTGCTGTCTGCGAACAATTAAATCAAGAACCAGACCCTAAAAAGATGCCTCCAGAGATGAGCTCCTTTCCTTTGGAAGTTCAAGAGGCATTTTTCCTACATAGGATGTTATCGGATAGGTGGGACGGAATGAGTGGGTACTATCAAGGAAAAGATATGACCGCACTTAGTACATATATAAAAGTGTACGAAATTACAGATCCACCCCAAACTTTATATTTTTTAAAGCATATAGAACATGAACATGGAAATATGCTAAATGACAAAGTGAAAAAACAACACGAGGCCGATAAAAGAAAGGCAAAAACTAGGAAATAATGGCAGGAAAAAAGGTTAAAGGCGCAACTATTACTTTTGAGGTATCTGATGACGGTACTCTTAAACAGGTAGGCAATCGAGCCAAAAAGACAGCAAAGGATGTAGATAAAGTAGGCAAGTCTGCGGGAGATACTCGTAGAAATATGCAGGCTATGTCTGGTCGTACAGAATCAGCCTCTAAATCTTTTTCACGTATGCAACAAGGAACTGGTGGATTAGTACAATCTTATGCTGTTCTTGCTTCAACCGTCTTTGCTATTACAGCCGCTTTCCAAGCGTTAGAAAACGCACAAAACATACAAGCCCAAATCAGAGGCTTTAAAGAACTCACAAAAGTTACAGGTACTTCCATGCTTACTATCACTAATAGTGTTAGAGCTGCAACAGGAGGATTACTTGATTTCCAAACAGCCGCTCAACAAACTGCAATCGCAGTAGCAGCGGGATTTTCAGCAGACCAAATCGAAGGATTAGCAGAAGGAGCTAAGAATGCTTCTGTTGCTTTAGGTCGAGACTTAACAGATTCGTTCAACAGATTGATTCGTGGTGTGACAAAAGCCGAACCCGAACTACTAGATGAACTAGGTATCATATTAAGACTAGATATTGCTACAAGAAACTATGCAGCAACCATAGGCGCAAGTGCTGATAAGCTTACTATTGCTCAAAGAAGAGCTGCTGTTTATAATGAAGTAAATAAACAGTTAACAGATAACTTTGGAGCAATTGGAGAGAAAGCAGATGAGCTTGTAAATCCAATTAGTGCATTTGTTACTAAGTTAGGAGATATAGGAATAGCACTTTCAGAATTTGTATTACCTGTTTTTACAGCGTTTATTGAGTTCTTAGAAAGAAATATGCCAATATTAATAGGACTATTAGTTATCTTCGCTAGAAAAATGTTAAGAGACATAGTACCAGGTGCAGGTGCTATCAAACAAAAATTTGCTGATTGGACTTCAGATAGTCAAAAGAGAATCAATGCGTTAAATAAAAGATTAGATCAGAATGCAAAGAAAATTAAAGCAGGAGCAGTAGCTTCGGGCAAAGCAAATAAAACAGTATCTGCAGCTTTCAAAAAATCTTTACAGAAAAGAGGCGTAGATGAAAAAGTATTCTTTAATAAATCTGCCGGCAACCAAAAAAGGTCAATAACAGCACATATTAACGGTCTTAAGAAAATAGAAAAAGCCACAGGCAGATCAATGGCTAGACAAATTGCTATTCAGAGAGCGGCATATAAGAAAATAGAACAGGCCGCAAAGATGGCAGGGAATAAAATAGGTGTTAATATTAACTCAGGAATAGCCGTTGCTGAAAGAGGGTTAGTAAGAATGGCACTAGTTGGATCAAAAGCTCTAAGTAGTCTAGCAGCAAAAGCTACCATGTTAGGAGCAGTATTTGCAGGCTTGGGAACTATAATAAATTACGCTTTTGCAGCTTTTATGGCATTTATGATGATACAAATGTTTGTAGATATGATTCCTGCAGTTAGAAACGCAAAAGAAGCCGCCCAAGAATTAAGAGATGTATTAAAAGAAAGTAGAGTTGAAACTTTAGAATTCGGAGCAGCAATGGCGGCTTTTAATACAACAAAATTAGAAAAAGTAGCAGACTCTATAGGAGACGCTGACGAAAGATTAACCTCTTTAGCAAATGCTTTAGATCATTTAGCAAATGCTGTAAATAATGTTAAACTTGATGGAATCGGAGATAGTATAATTGACTCCGTAGAAGACGGACTAATTAACGGTGGATTTACTACTAGAAAATGGTGGACACTTTGGTTAGGTAAGCATACCTCTGATTCTGCGAAATCTGCAGGAGAAATGTTCGGACAACAAGTAGTAAGCGGTATTATGGGTGCAACTTCATTAGGCGGAGAAGAAGCATCAAAACAACTTTTAGAGACATTACTTAGTCCCAAAGTTAAAGAAGATGTTAGAATTGATGGTAGCACAGGTGGCAGTTTTATAGGAACGAATGATATGGGAACCACGGGTGTACATAAAAGAATAGAAGCAGATTTCCAAGCTCCTAAAGACGAAAGAATAGCAGCTGAACTAGCGGCGGAAGGAGTGGTACTAGAAAGTAGAGTGTTAGCTATTCAAGACTTAATTGATAAATTTTCAAAAGAAACTGAAAAAGGACCACAAGAGCAGTATCTTAAAAAAATTACAGAAAGACTAGCTGATTTTGGTGTAACTGCAGATAGAGTATTTAAAACGGTGACAGACGAAGACGGCATTGAAAGACTAGTATATGCACTTGAAGAAGTACCTATTGCTCTTCAAAACATGAGCACAGAAACACAAGTAACTAGCGACGCTCTTCAATCTTTTAAGAATTTAGATGAGCCTCTTAAAAACTTAGCAGAACTAAGAAACCTTACTCAAGCAAAACCTAATGAAACCCAAAAAACAGCCAGTGGATTTAGAGCAATTGGATTGGAGCTGGATGCCATGGAGAAAGCAGGTAATAATGGCACAATTGCAATTAAAGTCTTAGATAAAGCACTACAAGAAAAGTTTAAAACCGAAACAGAAAACGGTAAACTAACTGTTGACTTACTTGAAGTTTCAATTATAAAGTTACAAGTTCAATTAGGACTAACCAGAGAACAAGCAAAAGTATTCATTGAAAACCGTGACACAATACAAAGTACTTTAGACGCTGTTGCTAAAATGGCAGGAGTCTCTAAAAACATTACTATGCTTAATAAAATGGAACTTGAGATTGCAGGAAGATTAAACGATAGACACTCGAAAAGAACAGTTCAAATAATGAAACATGAGCAGCTAAATACAAAAATATTAGAAGTTGCAGGAAAAATAGCAGATAACTCATTAGTTCTTGGCAAACAAAGTGACCTGGAAAACCAGGCACAAGCAGATAAACACGCATCGTTAGTACTACAAAAAGAGGAATTATTATTACAACAAAAGATTTTAGAACACAATTTAAATTACGTTTTACAACTACAAGACGCGCTAGTAGAAACCTTCGATCAATCAGGAGGTAAAGGCTTAGTAGATATGATTATGGGTGATAAGTCAGGAAGCGAAGTAGCACTAGAAATTTCTAAAAGTTTACAACAAGCTAGTGCTGGTGTATTATCTGATATGATTATGACACCTTTAACTGGTGGAGTCAAAAAGTTATTTGGAATGGAAGATAAGATAGAATTAACTCCAGAAGCAAAAGCTATTCAAACAGTACATAATGAACACGTTAAAGCTTTACGAGAAGCCTTACAAGCTCATTCAACAGCAATTGGAGGAACTGACTTAAATCTACCAGGTACATTAGATCCAGAGACTGGTTTACTTAAAGATAATAAGTACAAGGATACAAAAGACAATGCAACCTCTGGAACAGACTTTGTAGATGATGGCTTATTCTCAGGACTAAAAGAGAAGCTTTCAGGAATGTTCTCAGGTCTGATGGGTTCGATTGGCGGATTCTTTAGTAATATGTTTGGCGGTTTTGGTGGACTATTTGGTGGCGGCGGTAATATTGTCGGACTAGCAAGTGGCGGTATAATGGGCTATGATAAAGGCGGAGTAGCCAAAGAACCAACCTACTTAGTTGGAGAGGGAAAACAA